ACGCAGAACGGCGTAGCGACCAACGGCGCGGCCGTCGCGGGCGCGCTCCGTGAGCAGGCGGCGGTCCTGCGGCGCCAGGCGGCGGAGTTGGGTGATGGAGACGCCGATGATGCGCTCTGGGATAGCGTCGAGACCGTCGGTATCTGGGATCCGTTCGCCTGGCGCGAGCGGATCGCGTCCCAGGGGATGCGAGGAGTAGGGTAGGTGGGATTGCGCTCGATCGTGGATCCGCGGCTCACCGCCAGCCTCACCACCGCCGGCCACTATCCGCAGTCGGTAACTGTGCAGAGGGCGACACGAATCCGCGACGCATACGGTGAGCCGGCGGAGACCTGGGTGGCCATCAGCGGGATGTCAGGTATCGCAGCAGCGGTAGCGCCGACAGGTGGGACTGAGGTCGTTACCGCGACCGGGGCATTCAGCGACGCGACCGACACGATCCTGCTACCGGGCGAGTATCCGACGATCACGGCAGACGACCGGGTGACGGACGTCGCTGGCCGGGTCTGGGACATCCTGACGATCGATATTGGGCCGTTCGGCGAGTGGACGAACCTGGCCTGCCGCGTCCGCACGGTGGGGGCATAACGTGGCCGGCCAGATGCAGATTGACGTCCAGGGTGCAGAGGAGGTCGCGGCGGCGATCCGTGACGCACGCGGGCGGCTATCCGGGGCGGGGATGCAGGCCGCGTTGATGGCCGGCGCACTGCCGATCATGAACGCGGCCAAGACGAACGCGCCAGCCCTGACCGGCACCTTGCGCCGGTCGATCCATGTCCTGTCACAGTCCGCGCACGAGGTCGAGGTCGGCACGAACCTGATCTACGCCGCGATGCAGGAATACGGCGGGGTGGTCGCGCCGGTGAACGCGCGGTTTCTACGATTCGAAACGGCGGGCGGCGACGTCATATTCACGCGCGGTCCGGTCTACATCCCGGCGCAGCCATACATGCGCCCGGCGTTCGAGTCGGAGCGCGGGCGGGCGGTCCGCGAGGTGGCCAGCGCGATCCGTGACCTGATCGCGGCCGGAGGGCCGGCATAGATGGCAGATATCGAGACGGCGCTGGTGGACGCGTTAGAGACGGTGACGGCCGCCGGCGGGCGCGTCTGGCCGAAGACCTGGCCGCAGGATGCAACCTGGCCGGGCATCACCTATCAGCTGATCGCGAGAACGCCGGAGCACGCACTGAACCGGGCCGTCGGCTGCTGGCGCGACCGCTGGCAGATCGATTGCTGGGCCACAACCTACGGCGGCGTCGTGTCGCTCACAAGCGCGGTGACGGCTGCGCTCCTGGCGTTCCACGGCGTCTCGCCGCGGGTGATTGCGCTCGGGATCGAGGACGGGGGCGATATGGCTGAACCGGCGACACAGATACACCGGAGGCGACTTGAGGCGGTGATCGTCTATGTATGAGCAGCATGAGGGGATCGTGCGGACGGCGATCGCGCTCCGCACGCTGGCCGACGCGCTGCTGGCGCAGCTGGGCGTCACCGCGACGACCGAGCAGCCAGCGCCGGCGCCGAGCTGCGAGCATCCGCCGGCGCAACGGCGCCAGCGCGCCGCGTTCGGGCAGAACGGCGAGCACTGGACGTGCGGCGTATGCGGGTACGAGTACGACGACGATGGGGGTACGGAGGCGCTGGATGGCCGCTAAGGCACGCTACCGCGTGATTCGACCGATCACCTACCCGGCGCTGTCCGGCGCGTCAGGGGACGCTCCAGAGCGCCGGCGGCGCATGCCGGGCGCGGTGGTGGACGACGTGCCGGCGGAGTCGGTCGCGTGGCTGGTCGCCCAGGGCGCGATCGTGCCGGTCGAGCGCCGGGCGACGATGCGGGGAGGGGGTGGGGCCGATGTCGCGTCACGGAAGCGATGACGTCGCGTTTGTCCTGATCGACGGCTACGACGTGCGCGGGTTTCTCACGACGCTGGACGAATCACGCGAGGCCGGAACCGAGGACACGACGGTCCTCGGCGATGCGTGGGGGCAGGTCGCCGCGACCGGCGTCAACCGCTACGAGCTCTCCCAGGAGGGCTTCTACGACGACGACGCCGGCGCGGTCAACGCCGCGCTGGTGGCCGGCAACGGCACCGCGCGGGTGATCGCCTTCGGCTTCGCCGGCAACACGGCGGGCCAGCCGATGACCGGCGTTGCCGGGCCGCTGCAGGCGAAGTACGACCGCGAGGTCACGGTCGGCGAGCTGCACAAGGCCACTGCCGAGTACCAGGCGTCCGGGGCGATCGAGGACGGCGTGATCGTCCACGCGCTCGGCGCCGAGACGACCGCAACCGGCGACACGACGGCCGCGCCGGTCGATAACGGGGCGAGTAGCGCGGACGGCGCGGCGCTGTACCTGGCGATCACCGCGCTGGCGCTGGACGGTGGGACGGGCGTTACGGTCACGGTCGAGCACTCGGCCGATGACGTGACGTACACGACGCTCGGCACGTTCGCGGCCGCGACGGCGATCGGCGCCCAGCGCATCACGGTCGCTGGCACGGTCAATCGCTACCTGGCCGTGTCGTGGGCATTCGGCGGGGCCGCCGGCGCGGCGCGGTCGGTGACGTTCATGGTCGGGGTCTGCCGGCAGTAGGCCGGCCGACGGGGCAGAGGGGGACGACATGGCGAAGTACGGAAGTGACGATCTCAAGGTCGAGTTCGATAACTCAGGCGGCACCTTGGTGGACATGAGCGCGCACGTCACCGAGATCAACGGATTCAGCAAGCAGGCAGTGCTCGAGGAGTCGACGCCGTTCGGCGCGGACTGGGAAGCGTCGCTCTTCTCGGGTGTCAAGCTGGTCGACGACGTCGAGTTGACCGGGTTCTATGACGACACGGCCGCCACCGGCCCCGATGCGATCTTCAACAGCCTCGGCGACACGCGCACGCTGAAGCTCACCTGGGGCAGCACGAAGAGCTCGAGCGTCGAGGCGATCATCGCGCAGTACGACCGCAACCCGGCGGTGAAGGAGTCGACGAAGTACACCGTGACGTTGAAGCCGACCGGGGCCGTGACCGAAGCGTAGCCGACCAGTGAAGGAGCCACGATGTTTGTGACAGGGATCACCGAGCGGGTCGAGCTGGACGGTGGCGAGTGGATCGAGATCCGCAAGCTGTCGGCGAAGCAGCTGGCCAACGCGGTCAGGGCGCGCGAGCGCGAGGTCGCGGAGAGTGTGCGCGCGTTCGGCGGTGACGTGATGACGGCGATACAGTCGGCGCGCGCGAACGGCGTGACTGATACGGCGGTCGCGGTCGCGGACGAGGATCCGCTGAACAGCCACGACCGCTGGATGGTGCTCAAGGACGGCATCACCGCCTGGTCCGACGCGCGCAAAGTCAACGCGCCGAACATCGAAGAACTGGACGAGGAAACGAGCGCGCTGATCGCGCGTCGCGTCCTGTCGCTATCGCTCCCGTCGCGTGATGAGACAGCGCGGGGAAACGCCTGACGCAGCTGCACCGGGCGCTGGAGGGGGAGCCCGGTGCAGCTGCGCCGCCGGAGTGGGTGATTAGCCGGGTCTGCGAGGAGTTCGATATCGACCCGGTCCGCGCGCTCTGGGTGATGGACCATGCGCCGGCCGGGATGATCGCCGACATCCTGGAATTGCGGGCCTACGCGGCGACGTGGCAGGCGCTGGGCCAGGCGGGTGACGCGAAGGGCCGCAACCGGATCTACGCCACGCCGGCGGGCCAGCGGGTCGCCGAGATCGAGGCGGAGCTGGCACGGGCCAGACGGGCGGCGCGGGACGCGGGGGACGGGGAGTAGCGCGATGGACGCCGGGACTATCAGTATCCTGCTCAAGGCCACGGATCAAGCGTCGTCTGTGCTCGGCGACGTGGAGCAGAAAGCCGGCGGGGTTGGCTCTAAGTTGGGCGAGGTTGGCCGGACTGCGGCGGGGTTCGTCATCGGGTCGGCACTGACGAATCTGCCCGGCAAGCTGATCGAGATGGCAAAGGGCGCGGCCGAAGACGCCGCGTCGACCGCGAAGCTCCAGCAGGCCGTGACGAACGCGGAAGGGTCGTTCGACGGCCACGCGGCCGCGATCGACACCGCGATCAGCAACGGCCAGAAACTCGCGTTCTCCGACGATCAGGTCCGAGACGGACTAGCCATTCTCACAGCGACGACCGGGGATGCAGATGAGGCCATGCGCCGGATCGGCATCGCGCAGGATCTGGCGCGGGGTACTGGCATGGATCTGGTTACGGCGTCGAAGCTCGTGGGTCGGGTGAATGACGAGAACGTAAACGTCCTGAGCCGTTACGGCATACAGGTCGACAAAAACGCTACGGCACAGGACCTCCTCAACGCGGTGGACGGCAAGTTCGGCGGACAGGCGGCGACGTTCGCGGCCAGCGACGCCGGTAAGATGGCGTTGATGACCGATAAGGTCGGCGAATTGCAGGAGCAACTCGGCGCGTACCTGATCCCGGTATTGTCGCTGGCCGTCGGAGCCATCATCGGGATCGTCGACGCTGGCGCGCGTTTCCTGTCAGTATTCGAGCCGGTCGCGACCTTCATTCAGGCCAATCTGACGCCGATCCTGATCTTCCTCACGCCGGCCATTATCGGGCTGGGCGTTGCGATGCTCGCGAGCCTGATACCGGCGTTGATCTCGGGGGCCGTCGCGTTATGGGCGCAGGTAGCCGCATGGATCGCCCTCAACCTGGCGATGCTGCCGATCATCGCCGTCTTTGTCCTGATCGGCGCCGCGCTGGTGTTGCTCTACCTGGCGTGGCAGAGCAACTTCATGGGCATACAAGGGATCGTGGCAACGCTGGTCGGCTATCTGTCGACCGCGTGGGACGCGGTCGTAACGGTCTTCAACGTGGTACTCCCGGCGGCGATGCAGACGCTCCAGGGTTATTGGCAGGTGTTCTCATCCGTCGTGTCCGGCGTCGTGGCGATCATTGCGGCGCTGTTGACCGGCGATTTCGCTGGTGCGTGGGATGCCGCCAAAACGATGGTGTCCGGGGTCATTGATGGTATCGGGCAGATTGTCGGCGGGCTACCGGCGCTGGTGCTCGGGTTCATCGTCGATATGGCGACGCAAGCCGGACAGAAGCTGGCCGAATGGGCGACGGAAGCCGCGACGAAGGCCGGCGAGTTCCTCTCCGGGATCGTCTCCGCGATCACGTCACTACCCGGCGATATCGCCGGGATCGTTACCGACATGGCCGGACAGGCGGTAACGCTACTGGCCGGGTTGGTAACCGACGCGGTTTCGAAAGGTGGCGAGATTCTGTCGGGAATCATTACGGCGATCACGTCACTGCCCGGCGACGTAGCGGGGATCGTTACCGATATGGCCGGGCAGGCAGTCGAGCTTCTCGGTGGGCTGGTGACTGACGCCGGCACAAAGGCGGGCGAGATTCTGTCGGGAATCATTACGGCGATCACGTCACTGCCGACTGACGTCTGGAATCTGTTCGATAGTATGAGGACACAGGCGGTCGCGGTCATTGACGACCTGAAGACCAACGCGCCGGGCTGGGGCCGGGATATTCTGCAAGGGCTGATCAACGGCATCACCGGGCTATTCGGGACGCTCGCCGGAGCTATGTCGGCGATGCAGACGGCGGTAACGAGTTCCGTGTCGACCGCGTCGTCGTGGCTGTACGACGCTGGCAAGAACATCATCACGGGACTGATCAGCGGCATCGAGGACATGGCGTGGCAGGCGGCGCAGGCGGCGATCGCGGTCGTGCGCGACGCAGTCAACGCGGCAAAGTCGTGGTTGGGGATCAGCTCTCCGTCCAAACTCGCGCGGGACATCCTCGGGCAGCCATTCTCCCAGGGGATAGCGCGCGGCATCATGGCCGGCGTGCCGGGGATCGAACGGGCAGCGACGGCCGCGGTCTCGGCGACGATGGCCAACTCCCCGGCGCTCGGCGCGGGGGGGCTATCGCCGCTGGCCGCCGGCACGCTGTCCGGCGCAGCACTCTCAGGTAGCGTCGGCGACGGGCGACGAGCAGGTCTGGCCGCGGCAGGGGGGGCGTCGGTCGCAGTCAACTACTACGGGCCAGTGACGATCGAGGCGCAGGACCGTTCTGCCGCTGATCGCGCCAGCCGCGATATCGGCTGGGCTGTGCAGGCGTCGCTGCGAGCGAGGGGGGCGGCATAGTGGCAGGGCCGCGACACGTCTACAAGTTCGTCTCGACAGATGGCACGATCACGGCGCTGTTTCCGCTGGCGCGCGCCGAATTCTCGACCGATCAGCCACTGATGAACGCGACCGCCGCCGCGGTCGGCATGGACTACGCGGTCGATCTGCACCGCACGGGCCGCGCTCCGCTCGGTGTAGCTCGTGAGACCGTCCGGGCGCTGGTGACGGCGCCGGACAGCGCCGGGCTGGATAGCGCGAGCGACCAGCTGGTGAGTGATATCCAGGCGATCGGGCGCGGGCAGCTGTGGTCGATCGGCGCCGACGGCAGCGAGCGCTGGGCAGAGGCCAGGGCGGTCGATGTCGCGCGGCCGGTGGTCACGTATCAGTCACTCCGGTCGGCGGCAGTGACGCTCACGTTCGATCGATACACCGACTGGCGCGCGCCAGACCTGACGGTTGCCACCGCATCCCTGCGCAGCGGATCGGTGAATGTCACAGTCACTAACGACGGCAACGGCGACGTGCATGCTATCCGGTTCCTGCTAGAGGCAAACGCCGCCAACGGCTTCGCCACTCCCGCGGTGACCCACGGGCTGACCGGCGAGACCTGGGCGTCCACGCGGACGGCCGCGAACAACCAGCACAAGTTGCGCGTCGACGCCGGGGCCTACACGGTCGAACGGTCGACCGACAACGGCGCGACGTGGGCGAGCGACTACGCCGCGTTCTCTCAGGGATCCTTACAGGTCGGCTTCATGCGACTCCTGCCAGGGTCGCAGACACTCGTCGTCACCGGCTGCCCGAATGCGGAGCTACGTATCGAGTTCTGGCCGGTGTATCGCTAGTGGGTGGACGCACGCCGTGGCGGCGATCACAATAGAGGGCATATCACTAGTGCTCGCGCAGCGCGACGGAGGTCTATATGCCAGCGACAGCAGAGACCGGGCGACCGGGATATAGCCGGACTGAGGTGGAGATCGCCGAATGGCGCGATGGGCGGACGCCGGACGACGGGCCGCCCGACTGCGCGAGGACGGTCGTGTCGTGGGAGACGCCGCAGGGCCGGCCGGTGATCCGCGAGAAGCAGATCGAGCGCCTGGAGGCGCGCTACCGACGGAAGCTACGGACAGGAGAGATTTAGGTGCCATTTCAGAACCTCGCGGCCGACATGCTGGCCGACGCGATCACGGGCGGCGCGTCCTACAACAAGTTCACCAATAGCAACGCGTACCTGGGCGTGGGGAATTCCAGCACGGCGCACGCAAAGGCGCAGACGGACCTCCAGGGGGCCAGCAAGACGCGGAAGGCCATGGATGCCACCTACCCAAGCCGCTCCACGAATGTGCTCACGTTTCGCTCCACGTTTGCCACTGGCGACGCGAACCATGACTGGTATGAGTGGGGCATCTTCAACGCGGCGAGTGGCGGGCAGATGCTAAGCCGGAAGGCGGAGAACCTCGGGACGAAGACCTCGGCTGCCACCTGGCAGTTCACTGTCACCTACACGATCAACGTCTAGACGAGTCTGGGCGTAGACTGTGGCGACACTCAACGTCTCCATCGCAGCCGGCAACGACGACGGTTACTGGAACGCCGGCGGCACGTACAGCAACTCCGGGTCGGCCGCGAATCTGTCGACTGGTTGGTCGGCTTTCCTGCGATTCACCGGCCTGTCAGCACTCGATGGCGCGACGATCACGGCGGCGACCGTGTCGATCACCGCAAACAACAATTCGTCAGGCGCTGCCACCGTCCGTATCCAGGCTGCCGCAGTAGACAACGCGTCGGCGCCAGCGGACGCAACGGGCTGCGCCGCGCCGACGCGAACCACTGCATACGAGGACTGGACGCTCCCGACATACAGCAGCGGCACCGTCTACGCTTCGGTCGATATCACGGCTGTCATCCAGGAGCTGGCCACGGCCGGCTATCTGTCATCCGGCGTGGCGCTGATCTATCTGGGCAACTACAGCGGCTCCACGAACCGGCCGTTCCGTACCTATGAGCACTCAACCGGGCCGGCCGCACAGCTCGACATCACGTACGTCACGACGATCGAGAAGTCCGCCTCGGATGCGACCACCGTCTCGGTCGATGACATAGGAGCGGTCTCGGCATCACTCGCCGGGAGTGACGCAAGCACGGTTGCGGCAACCGAGGTCGCGACCGTTGATGTAGTCGTGGTTGTGTCGGCGGCTGACGCGACCACGGTCTCGGTCGACGAGGTGGTCGTTTCCATCGGCCTCGGCGCTGCCGAGGCGGTTACAGCCGGCTCGGACGAAGCGTCGTCGATCAGCGTGGTTGCCAGCGTCGTGGACAGCACCACGCCGGCGGCCGATGAGGTCGTTGCCGGCGCAATCACGCTGGCGGCAGACGATACCAGCACCGTCGGCGTATCCGAGGCCGTGCCGGCGATCGCGCTGGGCGCGGTTGACGCGGGCGCGGTGAGTGTCACAGAGTCGACCAGCCGGCGAGTGATCCCGATCACCTATGACCCGCGGCTCGCGCTGGATGTCTACGATGCCGCCGGCAATCGCCTCGGATCGGGACCGGTGACCGGCATCTTGTCAGCGGACTACAGCGGACGGCTGGATGAGCTCGGCGCCTGGTCGGTCACGATCGACGCGACCGAGCCGAGCGCGGCACTCCTGACGCGCGGCCGCGAGATCCGCTTGCGCCGGGAGGGCGAGGGTCTGCTCGTCCGCGGCATCGTGGATACGCCGGATCTCCGCGTGGGTGACCGCGACGACCGGGTGCTGACGGTGGGCGGTCGTAGCATCGGCGCGCAGATGGTCCACAAGAACACGCTCCTCGGGATGACGTTCTCCGGCGCGGCGGTGTCGAGCGTCGTCGGGACACTGCTGTCCGGCACGGGGTGGACGGCCGGCACGATCGATACCGGGGTGCTAGCGTCGGCGCGCTTCGACGGCGTGTCACGTTGGGCGGCGCTGCGGCAGGTCGCCGAGACGATGGGCTGGCACGTCCGCGAGGACAACCTCAACCGGGTCGTCCATCTGGGGGCCGCGGGGGCGGAGTCCGGGCTGGTCATCCGCAACGTAGCTCAGCCGTCGGTCGATCTCGGGGTGGTGCCGCTGGCCGCGCTCCGCGCCATTGGCGACGATCCTGAACTATGGAACTACGTGGTCCCGCTCGGCGCCGGTGAGGGCATCAACGCACTGACACTCGAGCACTCCAGTCGCACGACGCCCTACACGATCCAGACCGCGACTGGGCCGGATGGCAATCCGTACTGGTATCTGCGCGACGGCGCGTCGGTGACCGCCTACGGCGAGCGGACGAAGGTCCTGGACGTCGATCAGGTGGCGCCGATCAGCAATAGCACCGCCGAGATCGTGGCTGCGGCAGACACGCTGTACGACATCGCGGCCGCCTGGCTGGGGTACCACGCGACACCGGCAGAGCACTACGAGGCCGACGTGGCGCTACTCCGCCATATCGAGGCGGGCTCGCCGACCTTCCTGCTCGGGCAGACGGCGCGGCTTCAGTACGCCGGTGTCGTCGCGGACGCCGGCGGTCGACGCGCATGGCGCAGCATCGACGCGGCGGTTTACATCATGGGCTATCGGCGGACATTCCAGGCGGACGGCTCCGACCGGTGGGAGCTCGAGCTGTCGACGGCTGACCAGCACAGCGAGGGCGCCGGCGATCGGATCGCGCGGGCGATCGAGGATCTGTGGGCGCTCAAGGTCGCGATGCGCCCGTACACGTATCGGGAGATCCACGGACCGTACCGGGAGAGCGTCGATAGCACGCACACAGCAACGGTGACCGTGGACTATGACAACGCCGTGACGTACTTGCACCGGGCGGAGCTGCGGCTGGTGAAGCGCAAGGTCCGATCGAATGTCTCGACAGCGGCGTCCGGTGGCGCGCCGACCAGCAACGCGTCGCCGACTGCGGCTAATTCTGGCGGTGGCGTCACGTCGGATGGTGGCACGGCGCATACGCACTCTATCGACGCGGCAGTGACCGCCAACGATATCGGCGAACACTATCACCAGATCGGGCAGGCACAGCCGACGACAAGTTGGACTGACCCGGCCTACCTGCAGCAGATGATATTTGCCAGTGGGTGGGGGTCAGGACTCGATTACGGTATCTATGGTGGACGGAACGGGACAGAGGCGAGTACGACGACGTTGTGGACGAGTGGGTTTACGTTCCATAAGCACAACATTTCAGCAATCGCGACGAACTCCGAGGCTCTGCATAAGCATACGATCCCGGCACATACGCACTCGATCGATAGCCACTCGCACACGATCCCGACGCATACGCACTCGCTGAGCTACGGGATCTATGAGGGGCCGACGGCCGCGACTCCTGCGTTCGGGCTCTCGATCAACGGAGTGGACAGGACCAGCGCGCTGGGTGGGCCATGGAACGGCGACGTCGTCCTGGACATCACGCCGTACCTGGTGGACGTAGACGGCCACGTACTGCGCCAGGCGAACGCGCTCGTGGTCTCGTCTGCGCAGCTATGCGACGTCGAGCTGACCGTCAAAAGTTTCGTATCGGCGCTATCAGTGGTGCCGATCTAGTCGAGGAGGAGTCACCGATGCTGTATCACCGAGTCATGGAGATCGTGCCGCGCGCGGCGGGCGTCGACGCGATGGTCGCCTGGTATGACGATGATCCCGACACGAACCCGCGAGCCGCGATCACGCTGTACGACGCGATCCCGCTGGACGCGGTGAATCTCGGGCAGGTGACTGCCGCGATGGTCGACGGTGCCATCATCGCTCGACAGCAGCAGATGGAGGCGGCGCAGGCGGCGGCGGTGCCGATGCGGGCGGACGTCGCGGCCGCGCTGGGCCGGACACGTGTCATCCGTGGCGATCGCGTCGAGCGCGTAGACCGGAAGCACCGATGACACCATACACGCTGGTCGTCCATCTGATCGGCGGCGGGCAGCTACACGTGCGCTGCACGGACCACCAGATCATCGACCGTGGCGTCGACCACCACGGCGTTGGCATCCCGCCCGCACTGGAAGTGACGCAGCCGGCTGATGCATCCCGGCGGCTGGCCTATGTTCACTTCGGCGCGATCGCGGCGCTGGAGGTGCTGGACCGTGAGCCGGACGATGGGCAGTAGCAGTGGACCAGACCGCGTGGGGGACGCTGGGCGACCAGGGCGGGGCCATTGGCGCGCTAGTCTTCGTCGTCATAGCGCTCATCCGCGGCTGGATCGTGCCGGGCTACGTCATGGCACGCGACCGAGAGATCGAACAGGAGCGACGAGATGAGCTACGCGCTGAGGTCGCGTACTGGCGCGACGCCGCGAACCGGGCCGGTGGCCTGGCCGAGGCGGGCGTCGACGCCGCCACATCGGCGCGCCGCCCGCGGCGGAGGGTGCATGGACCGTCTGCGTAGGCTCATCCGGCGGTCGACTCCGGCGCGACTGGCGGTGATCTCGGACGCCGCCAGTCGCGAGGCTGATGCAGCTTCGCGGGCAGCGTTCGAGGTCCGGGCGGCGCGGATCGAGGCGCGGCTGGCCGCGCTCGATATCGCCGTCGACATGGCGGCGTCGCGGGCAGCGCGCGAGCGGCATGCGCGGCCGGGTCAGGAGAGGGGCGCCCGGCCGCGAGAGAGCGCCACGTGATCGCGGCGACGGACCCGGTTACGGCAGAGGTCGCCTGGGCCGCATATGGCGCGCTGGTACTGCCAGTGCTGATCTGGGCGCTCCACGACGCTTGGGTCGACCTGGCCTACGCGCGGGGCGCGGCACTGGTCGTCGGGCCGGACCGACGGGCGTCGGATCGCACCGATGCGATGCGTCGGCACGTGGCGCGCGAGCGCGTGGCGCGGACGGCGGTCCGCATGGCGGCGACCCTGGTCGCGATGGAGGTCGCGCTGGTCGCGTCCGGCGTGGCAGCGGTCGTGGCGGCGATGGAGATCCCATCGCGCGGGATGACGTTGGCCGGGCTGATCATGGTCGGCGCGCTAATCGTCGCGCAGACCGGCCTGGCGACGATCGCGGTGCTCGGCCGGCGAGACCGTACCAAGATCATCCGTGACCTGACACCGGAGGAGGCATAGGTGGATCTATTCGGCGCCGGATCGGTCTCATGTGCGGCGGCGCAGGGCTGGGCGCGGTCGACCGGCGCGCACCAGCGGTACGTCGACGTCGCGCCACTCTACTGGTCGATCGCTCCACGTTATGGCGTGCCGCCGGAGGGGCCATACGGTCAGGCAGCGAAGGAGACCAATCGTGGCCACTACACCGGCGTCGTGCCGTGGGAGTACCACAACTGGTGTGGCCTCAAGACGACGGCGGGCGGGAGCAACAGCGACGCACGAGCGCATATGCGCTTCGGATCGGACGCGGATGGCGTGCTGGCTCACGTGCAGCACTGGGCGCGCTACGGGGGCGCTACGGCGCCAGCTCCCGGCGACGCGCTCCTCGACACGCGCTGGCAGGCCGTGGCATGGACGATCGCGACGGTCGAGGAGATGGGCGGCAAGTGGGCGCCGAGCGCGTCGTACGGGACGGAAACCGCTGGCGTGATCGCCAGTATCCGGGCATACGCCCGGGCACATCCAGAGATGAGGGACCCGCAGATCATGGCTACTCAGTACGACAACATCTTCCGCAGCGTGTCGCTGGTGGACGCGCGGGCGCAGCTCGAGCAGCGCGCGCCGGGCGCCGGCGGCGTCGAACGCGGTCCGTACGAGACGATCCCACTCGATCAGAAGCGCGGGATCGTGATCCACTATCGCGGCGTGGTGACCGGCGTGACCGATGGACTGGCGAGCTACAGGGCGGACGCGATCTATCACGTCGGGAAAAACTGGTCGCGCAACGGCGAGACTCCCGTCTATGGCAGCGGCATCATGTACCACATCGGCATCGATGGGCAGGGCGCCGTCTATCTACTCCGCGACCTCAATCGCGTACTGTGGCACTGCGGGGCGTGGCCGCAGAACGCGAACACGATGGCGATCCAGATCCCGCTGGGCGGCTCGCAGAGGGCCACGGACGCGCAGCTGGCAGCGCTCGATCGTGTCTGCGACGACTGGTTTGCATTCACCGGCGCGGACCCGAAGCGGGAGCTATGGGGGCATCAGGAGTTGTCGCCGACGGACTGTCCGGGGACGTTGATGGCGGACTTCGTGCGCCCGTATCGCGCCGGTGGACCGCAGCCAGCGCCGCAGCCGCCAGCGGTGGTGACGGCGCCGGATCCGTGGCGGTCGCCGCATGGGACGTTCTGGGTGCCGACGGCGTTCATCGATCACATCTCCGCGCGACCGTGGCTGGATACTGGCTATGCGCTCGGAGGCGCGCGCGAGGAGGGCGGGGTGCTGGTCCAGTACTTCGAGCGCGCGCGGCTCGAGCTGCAGCCGGACGGCACGGTCACGCGTGGTCTGGTCGGCGCGGAGCTGCTCGAGCTGCGTCGCGATCGGCCATCATCGGCGGATCGATAGAGGTTTCACCACTAGTCGGCATCCCGCTGTATGG